CGTTCGCTACGTGTTTTATTCACCCTCCTCAAGGGTCAATTGACGGAGAAGACTGGCATTGCTACTCTTCTAAATCGTAACCGCGCAAGCGCTTACCCCAATGGGTCAACCGGAGCAATCTCGTTGAACGATAGCGACCCCCATTACAAAAACAATATCTTAATTAAAGGATCCATATGAATCGTAGGAATTGGACAAAGTTAATTCTGTCAAGTTGTATTAGACAAGGCAGTGAGCAAATGAGTATTTGTGTTGGCAACCCGCCTTCGCATGTACGTACTGTTAGTCATGTAGTATCGTTTGATACAAAGAAAGACGTGGAAATGTTCGTTGACTTTCTTGACATCTCAAATTTAAAAGCAAATCTGAGATCGTTAAATAAAGGATTTATCATACTAGGTCTTGAACGTGTGAATCCTATAGGTATCAGCGAATTTATAAGTCACTGCGAAGTAAATTCTAGGTTGCTTGATGTATTGCCGTATAGTGCAAAGGAACAATCAAGCCAAGTAAATGTTAAGAACAGCTATGAAGCTGTCTTAAGTTAATATAAGGAGAACATATGAATGTATTTATCCCTAGTGATTCTTTTGAAGCAACAGGTATTACATTACACAGGAATATCGGTTCTTTTCAGGATCAGATCGTTAATATAATTGGGCTTGACCCAAAAGACATACTAGTTACTGAAGTTTCAGACGAAGATTACGAAATCCTAAGACCTTTATTAAAGAAAATAGGTACTGAATTTAAAGTTGTTGTGAACATTCCAGAAGTTGACAGCCCAAGGTCATTCCTATATGAAGAGGATCCTGATCACGTAATCACATTTGATAATCTAAGGGTTTCAGAGAAATCTGACGCTGATAAATTCCTAGAAGAGATGGACGATAAAGTCGAAGACATGCCGGAAGGTATTCAAGATGAGTCGGCTTAATTATCAGAGTGAGATAACAACATTTAGTCCTGAAGAAGGTCGAATTTTTGCGAAAGAAACAAAGCACAAATTGTTTAAATATTCAAACGCTGGTAAAGTATTTTCACGTACTTTTAGAGATAATAGTATTGAGATATTTCCAGGTATCTTCTCAACTGATGATACTTATTTAAAGTTTGTTTCTGAACTTGCGAAAAGATTACACGACAATTTTCCTAAAACAGTTCTTGAAAATGGGTTCTTTGATAAGACAGCTATATCCACAAACTTTCAAGAATTAAATACTGTGGCAGGTCTAAAATCAAAACCAATTGGGTATTCAATGATTGGAAACGATAGTTTTCGCCGTGAACGTAAACTAGCATCAGGTTTTGTGAAAGAACGACACAAAAAGATTTTTGACGAATTTATGGCTGAATGTTATGATGGATACAAGACCAAAGCAACCGGAAAAATTTCTCAAATATCATCTAGTGGTTTTCCTCTCTTCGTTAGCGATGTTGAGTATAAATTACTTCACTTAAATAAATTAAGTGAAAATATTCGCGATATATTAGATAGAGTTGAGAAACGTGATCTAAATGGATTGTGGGATAAATATTCGTTAACGTTTTGTGGCGTCTTATCGATTAGATCTCAATATGACGGGTGGACATTAGAAAATGGAAGGTTCACACCTAAAGTTAGATATGTTCATGATGATGAGTATGCTTTGTCTGGAGGTGTGCGCGGATTAAGATTTCCTGCTGATAAGAAAGTAACTATTGAAGGTCATACTTATCCTGATAAAGCAACGAATCGCATAAGAGGTGTTAGTGCTAAACCGTCTACTTATAATAATATCGGTACTGCGTGGTTTGAAGGTTTACGATCTTATAGCGACAGTAAATTTGAACAAACGTGGAAGCATCGAGGTCGCGAAGATATTGAGGCAAAAGTTGCTAGATACGATTACGTTCTAGGTCTCGATGTGACTGAGTATGATAGGTCAATGCCTTATTGGTTATTTGATGAGTGGATTAAAGCGCTCCCAATTAATGAGAATATGAGAGATTTCATGAGGTTAGGAATGCTTAGCCCCTCTTTTTATCCTTCACAAGGTGAGGAACCGGATCCGTTGTGGACTGGTAATCCGTTTGATATATCATACTATAACCAGTATGCCGGACTACCTTCAGGTATATTCTTTACATCTGCATTAGGCAAGATCGGATTTACATGGGCTGTATTATGCATGATTGATGATTTAACAGGAGACGTTTTAGGAAACATCAACGAGATTCTAAATCATAGACATCCTGACTATGCGATTAGTAACATGGGTGATGATACTCTGTTACATAGTAATTCGAAAAATTTGATTGATAGATTAACGTACAAAAATGAACATTCTATTAACGGGATGTCGGACTATTTTGTTGTTGATGTTGAAGAAGGAGTTCGTTTTCTCGGAAACGTTGGTTATATCGATGAAAACGGCAATATAAAATTAGCCGGTGATATTGCGACATATCTAGGAAACATGCTTGTTCCAGAAAGATCAATCAACTCAAAGATGAGAAAATATGGTGTTTATGGATTGCTTGAAAGACGGAATGTTTATAATGATAATCCATCATTTGAAGCAGTTGATCAAATATTCCAATCAACATTTAATGAGTTTTATGGATATAATTGGTTTGATTTAATGGAAGCTAACTTAGTCCTTCCCGCTGATGATAGTATAGACGTACGATCGTTTGCGGATTTAGAGGTACTTTTGGATCCATCAAAATTATATTATAAGTACGAAACTAGCGATATCTCTAGTGATATTGTATCGAAAGTACAAACAACGATCCCTGAAGAGATCGCAAATAAAATAAGGAATGCTGTAATGGATGCAGAATTTCTGGATAAAATAAAAAGGAATAAAAATGAGCAAACTTGAGTATAAAGAGATTGATACTCCCAGAGGTAAAATACAAATTCGTTTGTCTATCTCAGGATTTAGCGAAGATGGCTTTGAAGCTACTACTGATTTTAAACTCAGTGAAGACTTCAAAAAGAATTTAGAGTCAGACGATAGTATAGGGGCGGTAGATAGAGTAACTATGTATTCAAAGACTACCCGAGCAATTGGTGGTTTTACAGATAGTGACGGAAGTCCTGGATTACCTATTGCCGATGGTCTAACTACTATTTACGGTCAGACAAGTTCTGGTAAAACACAACTTATGAAGAGAATGTATGAGAATACAGATCCTAGTATATGCAGTTTTATTAGGTTTCATGAACCTGAAATCCCATCAATGTTGTCACTTGATGAGTTATTTAAGGCAATCTATGACTTTCTGAGTGATAATACAAAAGAGATATTATATATTGATTCACTAAGATTCTTTGTATTTAACACAGCAGGTCGTCGCGCTGCAGGTAAAGGTGGTATTTCATCTGCTTTCTATTCTGATCTAACTGCATTATCAGTTATCGCGTCATATTTAAAGAAGTCAATTGTTGTCGTTGTTAATCCAATGACAAAAGATTCAAAAGAAATGGAAAGTATTGCAAACTCGCTAGAAGGAAGTGTTTCTTCTGTTTTTAGTGCACGCTCATATGGAAATTTCACAGTTACGTCAAGGGATGAGCTAACTAAACGCGATCATATCGGATATACGTTCTCAGATGATGAACTCGAATGTGACGTTTATACAGAAAATGAGACTACAGATGATCATAATGATGATGTCGAACTTAATGTAGATACGCAAGAGGCAGTTGAGGTTAATCCTCCAAAACACAATATCGCAAACAGTTTTGCGAATTTATTTAAATATTAATTACCAAAGGATATAATATGGC